ATCGCATCAGAACCTTGCTGAACCAACCGATAGAAATTATCTCTTTGATATTTATAATCAATATCTATATCTCCATCAAGCAAATCATCTGGATAACGAGAAACTTCAGATGGTGTCATCTTAGTAATATCTGAAGTTTCTGTCATAAATTCATCGGGTGTTATAACACCCAATGCTTTATCAATCTGTTTCATTATTTGTCAGTTCCGGTTTCTTTATCGTAAGTTTTAGCATCTTGGAAGAATGAAGTTGTTTCATTAAATCCAAAATCATCACCCGCATCAGCACTAATGGGGGACGGAGATACAGTATATCTTTGTTCCCTAGTTGGTGAATTATCAGGTAGATTTGTATACTGGTCAACCTTTGCGGTTTTAATAACATTACTAGATGTGACCGGACCATAAAGATAAAACTTGCAAGTAAAGTTGAGTGTGTAAATAATTGCTCGTCTGTTTGTAAAGTCTCCTGTGTAATCATCCTCATAAGAAATATCGTTAAGGATTACGGGTAAATCTTTTGCTGTTCCCATATCAGGATTATCATTCATCGTGATTGTGTAATCAGGTTGAAAGTAAGGAAGAATCTGCTCAACAATTTGCAGCGCATCATCTGAATTCTTTGCTAAAATATAAAGAGTAAAGTTAATGTTGTATGGCACGGGCATAAACTGAGACTCTAATTGATTTGTAGTGCCTGTTTTAACTTTCTTAAATTTTTGTACACGATTAA